GCCGAAATGGACCCGGCTGACGTCGCTCAGGCGGTCAATGAGCTCGTGCAGGAGCGCGCCAAGGACGGCGTGCAGACCCAGCCCACCGAGGAGATGATCGACGCCGCGATTCAGCGGCTGGCCGAGAAGCGGGCCGAGAAGCTGTTCAAACTCATCAAGGATCAGCTGCAGGAGCTCGGCGGCGATCAGACCCTCGACGTGATCCAGCTCGATCGCAAGGTCGTGCTGTCCGGCATCCTCTACGGTCTGGGTGTGCTCGAGGGTCCCTACGTCCGCACCGAGCAGAAGGTCGGCTGGGTCGTGAGCCAGGACGGCCAGTCCTACGAACCCAAGACGATCGACGTGCGCAAGCCGCAGTACGAGTTCACGTCGGTGTGGGATTTCTACCCCGACATGGCCGGCCGCACGCTGCCGGGCGAGGGCTATTTCCTCCGGAAGATCATGGGCAAGTCGCCGCTGCGGAAGCTGGCGGATCGCCCCGATTACATGGCGGACGCGATCAAGCAGTTCATCAAGAACTACCCCAACGGCAACTACAAGCCGAAGGAGTTCGAGACAGAGCTGCGGACGATGGGCACGAAGGCCAACGTCAACGACATCAAGCAGGACCCTCAGGGCAAGTACGAGATCATCATCTGGAAGGGCCCGATCAGCGGCCAGAAGCTGCGCGACTGCGGCGCCGACGTGAAGGACGAAGATCTCGCCGACGATGTCGAGGCCGAAATCTGGATGCTCGACGGCCAGGTGATCAAGGCGGACATCAACCCGTGGCGCAAGCTCGGGCTCAACGTGAAAACGGTCCACACCTTCATCTTCGACGAGGACGACACCTCGCCGATCGGCAACGGCCTTCCGAATGTGATGCGGGACAGCCAGATGTCCGTCTCGGCGGCGACGCGCATGACGCTCGACAACGCGAGCGTGACCTGCGGGCCGCAGCTGGAAATCAACACCGCGCTACTCCGTACGGATCAGGACGTCACGGCTATTGAGGCCTACAAGAACTGGTACCGCGACGACGACGGCCCGTCCGCCCAGTTTCCGGCGGTGCGGAAGATCGAGGTGGATGGTCACCTCGCCGAGCTGCAGAGCCTCATCGGCCTGTTCATGAACTTCGCCGACCTCGAAACCTTCGTGGGCGCGGCGACCGGCGGCGACATGGAGAAGATGCCGTCCGAGCCGATGCGCACCGCGGCCGGCGCGTCCATGCTGCGCGGCGATGCGGCGCTGCCGTTCAAGGACATCATCAGGAACTTCGACAGCTTCAAGCAGTCGCAAATCCTGAGCCTCGTGCAGTTCAACAAGAAGTTCAACCCGGGGCTCGCGCCGTCCGGCGACTACAACGTGATCGCGCGCGGCGCGACATCGCTGATCGCCAAGGAAGTGCGCGGGATGCAGGTCGACACCCTGTCGCAGTCGCTGCGGCCGGAGGAGCTCGATCACCTCGACGATCGCAAGCTACTGAACATGAAGCTCGCGACGCGCGATCTGCAAGGTCTGCTGGTTCCGCAGGAGGAGGCCGATCGCAAGCGTCAGGCGCGCGAAGCGGCACAGGGTCAGCTCAGCGATGCCCAGATGCAGCTGCTCATGGCGCAGGTGCGAAACGAGTTGTCGCAGGCCTTCAAGAACATCACGCAGGGCCAGAAGAACAGTGCGGCCGCCGACGCGACGACGTCGAACGCGGCGCTCGATATTCTCGAAAGGGGGATGCCAGGTGGCGAATCCGACCAAGGAACGACTTCAGGAGCTGGCTAAGATCGTCCGCCAGTCCGGCGACGCGAGCTCCACAGCAATCAAGCAATTATTGCCTTTGCTGATCGACATGGCCAAGGATAGCCTCGTCGAAGCACAGGGCATTGAGCTCACGCGCCTTCAGGGGGAGGTGCAGGCTTTGAAGCGGCTTTACACGTCGTTCACGGTGGAACCGCCGTCGATCACGAAGCCGCAGGGGGAGTAAGTCAGTGATTAACATCAACCGATTCCGTATGACCGCCAGCGAGATCGCGATGGGCCGCTACATGCGTGCACCCGATCATGACGCCGGCACCGCAGCCTTCGACACGGCGTTCGCTGAATTCGCATCGCCGGAGGACAAGAAGCCTGACGCGGCGGCAGCTTCTGGTGACGGGGGCGCCGCAGCATCGGGGGGTGCGGGCGATGGACAGGGAGCTAGTGGCGATTCTGGTGGCGGATCTGGTGGTGCTGACGCTGGTGCTGGCGACGGCGGTGCCGGCGATGGTAGCGGAGGCGCGGCATCTGGGTCGGGCGATGGTGCGGCTGCTGCGGCAGCCGGCGGTGATCAGGGCGCGACGGGCGGCGATCAAGGAGCGGGCGCTTCAGGATCGGATGCTGGCGCTGGTGGAGATGCCGGCGCCGCTGCCGGTGCTGACGTCGGAGCGGGCGCAGCTGATGCAGGTGCAGCCGCTAAGCCAGGAGACGCTGCAGGCGATGCGGGAGCCGCAGCTGCGGCTGGTGCCGCTGCCGGAGGTGCTGCCGCCGCCCCTGACGCTGACGCAATCCTTGCGGGCCTGAAAAAGCTAGTCGGGCAGACCGAGGAAGCCCCGGCCGCTGCGGGCGGCGACGGCGCCGCGGCTGGTGGTGAGCAGCCCAAGCCGATCTACAGCGACGACGAGACGGCGTTCCTCAAGAAGTACGAGGAAGATTGGGGCGATGTGTCCCGGGGTGAGGCGCTGAAGCGGCGCGCTGAGTATCAGCAGCTGCTGCAGCACGTGTTCGCCCAGGTCGCGAATTTCGTGAAGCCGATCCAAGAGACGGCTGAGGTTCTGGCCGAGCGGACCTTCTCGACCGACCTGCGTTCGGCGGTTCCGGACTACAGCAATCAACTCCGTGATGAAGTGACCGCGTGGGTCAAGACGCAGCCGACCTATTTACAGGTTGCCTATAATCACGTAATCACTGAGGGGACGGTCGACGAGGTCAAAGACTTGGTTGAGCGTTATCGGACGGCGACCGGCAAAGCAGCGCCAAAACCCGCTGGGGCGGGAGCTGCCGAACCCAAGCCAGCCGATAAGGGGAACGAGCTGTCCGACGAGGCCAAAAAAGCGGCCGCAGCGTTGGCACCAGTCGACTCCAAGCGGTCGGGAGTTTCTGCTCCCAGCGATCCGTCGAATTTCGACGACGCTTGGAAGCAGGCATCTGCCGATCTCGGTTGAGAGCTTGTTCTAGGGGGGACATCCAATGCTTCAATATGGCGACATTTCGCCGGCGATCGCCGCTTACTCGATCGTCCGCATGCTCAAGCGAGCAATGCCGTACCTGCAGCTCGAAAAGTTCGGTCAGACCTATCCTCTGCCGACGAATTCGACGCAGACGGCCAAGTTCCGTCGCTACTTCCTCGTCGGCGCCACTGGCACCGCGGGCAGTGGCTCTGGCGCCTACAACTATCCGGTTGCGACGACTCCGCTCGTCGAAGGTGTGACCCCGGCTGGAAACTCGATTTCCAACCAGGATTACAGCGTTCAGCTGGCTCAGTACGGCGACTTCGTCACGATCACCGACGTGATCCTCGACACGCACACCGACAGCGTCCTGCAGGAAACCACGGACATCCTCGGTGAGCAGGCCGCGCTCACGGTCGAGACTCTGCGCTTCAACGTCCTGAAGGCCGGCACCAACGTGTTCTACGCGAACTCGGTGGCCAACCGCGCTGCGGTCGTTGCTGCTCCGGTCCTGGCCGATCAGCGTCGCGTTACCACGGCGCTCAACCGCCAGAACGCGAAGAAGATCAGCTCGGTCGTGGCTTCGAACGCCGACTACGGCACGAAGTCGGTGGAAGCTGCCTACATGGCGGTTTGCCACCCCGACCTCGAGTCGGACCTGCGCAACATGACGGGCTTCAAGCCGGTGTCGGACTACGGACCGCACACCAGCCCGTTCGAAGGCGAGATCGGCTCCGTTGAGCAGGTTCGCTACCTGAGCTCGACCGTCATTGCTCCGTTCGCGGACGCTGGCGGCGCCAAGGGTGCGATGCGCTCGACGAGCGGCACCAACGCCGACGTCTACCCGATCCTGTTCTTCGGCCGCGATGCCTTCGGTATCGTGCCGCTGAAGGGCAAGTCGAGCATGACGCCGATGGTCGTGAACCCGAAGCCGGCTCCTGGTGACCCGCTCGCGCAGCGTGGCACCGTGGGCTGGAAGCTCTGGACCGCGACCGTCATTCTTCAGGACGCCTTCATGGGCCGACTGGAGTGCGCCGCGACGGCCTAAACCGGTGAGGGGGCTTCGGCCCCCTCATTTGGCTTCTCGTTTCAAGGGGAAATGATATGATCGGTGCAATCGCAGCCAAGTCGGAAGGCATCGCACGCGGCGCCCGCGGCGTCGCAACGTCGGACGGCACGGCAATCACGCTCAACCTCGGCTTCGTGCCGAGCTACTTCCAGCTGATCAACAAGACTGACGTGATCATCTGGGAAAAGATCAACGGCATGCTGGCCACGGAAACGATCAAGGTCGTGACCGCCGGCACCACGACGCTCGACACCGGGTCGGCCATCGTGTTCAACGCCGATGGTTCTGTGACGATCTCGGCGACTGCGGCCGGCACGGCCAAATCGCTCGTCTGGGTCGCCCAGTAACGACGTCCACGGGGCGGGGGTTTGCTCATGGCCCCCGCCCAACTTTCTGAGGGGTGCTCGATGCTCACGGACTGCAACATCCGCATCAACCGGGCCCAGAACGGCTACTCGGTCAGCATCACCGACCCCGAAATCGTCAAGGCGAACGACGCGCGCGACAGCAAAAGCGACTGCTGCGCTCCGTGGCGTGATCCGAACGTCACGTACGTCTTTTCGACGGTCGACAAGGCCGTGGATTTCATCAAAGAGAACATCGAAAAAGCCTTCCCCAAGGATGAATTTTCGTCGACGTTCGATAAAGCAGCGAAGGAAATGTAATGAGTGACGCAAACGACCTTCTCGGCAGCAACCTCGGCCCGGCGCCAGGCACCGAATCCAAGACCGCAGCGAAGGGCATGACGCCCGAGGAGCGCACTTGGATCATCCTCGAAGAAAACGACGAGATCCCGCCGACCGGCCAGTTCATCGGCCACAACGGCGACGGCTACCTGCTGAAGCCCGGTGAGGCTGCGTACGTGCCGAACAAGATCCTCGAAATCCTCGATCACGCGGTCACCAGCACGCCGGTGATCGACCCGACGACTAAGCGAGTGATCGGTCACCGCGACAAGATGCGCTTCCCGTATCGCCGGGTTGCAGCGCCTGAGAGCGTAGAGTAACATCCGAGACGGGGGGACGGAGATAGACGGCTTTGCCGCCGTCCCCCAGCTATGGGGGGCTAGTCGATGAAGCTGGGCGATCTGCTGTCGGAGCTCCGTCTCAACATCCTCAACGATCGCTCTGATCGCGTCGACGGCGACAGCGATTATCTTTGGACCGACGAATCGCTGGTCCGCTACATCAACGAAGCGCAGCGCCGTTTCGCTTGCCGCTCCCTCGTCATTCGCGATGCCACAACTCCCGAGGTCGTGGACGTTGTGCTCGAGACGGGTGTGACCGAATATCAGCTCAACTCGGCCGTCCTGGCAGTGATCTCTGCCAAGCTCGAAGGCGAGCAGACTGATCTAGGTCGCGCGGGCCACTCCATTCTCAATCGCTCGAACCAGCCGGCCGACGTGAACTGGGACATCGCGATCCAGTCGAACACCCAGCCCGGGAAGCCGGTGGCGTTCGCGACTGACGAGCAGCTCGTCGAGGACGACGGCGGCTCGATCAGCGCGGTGACGATGCGGGTCTTTCCGGCGCCGAGCGCCGACTACAACGGGCAGAAGATCAAGCTGCGGGTCTGCCGCAAGCCGCTCAATGATCTCGTGCTCAACAATCTCGAAGCGGTGCCTGAGGTGCCCGACGATCATCACCTCGATATGCTCGATTGGGCCGCCTACCTGGCGCTCCGCATCGTCGATCAAGACGCAGGAAATCGCACTCGCGCACAAGACTTTGCCGCTTCGTTCGAAGGGCATGTGCAGTACGCGAGGACTATGGTAATGAGGAAGTTGTTCGCTCCGATGCCGTGGGGGTTCGGCAGGAACGGATGGGCTTGGTAGGGGGGGACCGGGCATGGGTCTGTCGTTTCTCGGGCTTAACATCCCGACGTCGGCCGCTGAGGTCGGCAACAACCTGCACAATAACGCTATCGACGCGGCTGCCGCGCTGGCGATGCGCGGCCGTCAGGCGGCGGCGATCCCGGCTGAGATCGGCAGCGGCATGCAGGACTTCTTTCACGGGCTCGCGACGGGCCACGCGCTCGGTCAGGCTCAGGCGACGACCAATGCCCCGGCAGGTGGTGCCAGCAAGGCGCAGGCCAAGGCTCCGTCAGGTGGCGTGAAGGCACCGAATTACACGCAGGCCTTTCTCGATTCGCAACCGAACTTCGTGCAGCAGCTCGCCGGCGCGGCTGCGGCCGCGGCTCCCGCTGCCAGCTCCAAGAGCTCGGCGGCGAAGGCTTCGAACCCGTTCGACGAAGCGGTAGCGCGTTTCGCGTCCGCCGACGGCGGGATCAGCCTCAACGAACTGGCCGCGCTGTCGCGATCGGCCGCCGAGACGAGCGTGCTGCGCACTCAGCCGAAGGACCCTTCGGCGAAGGATGTCGCGGGTCTGCAGCTCAAGGGCATGGCTGACGAGCTCTACACCGGCAAAATGCAACAGGCGCAGGCGCTCAAGGCCAAGGATCCGGTCGCGGCTGCGAAACTTCAAGAGGAGGCGGTGAAGGAACGTATGGACACGCTCAAGGCGATCTTGGGCGCGAACCCCGTTGACCTTCAGACAGCCGCTGCGATGGGCGGCAGCGGCGGCGAGTAGCCGTGGCCGATCTTCCCGCGATTGATCCAGACCTGCTGCCGACGCTGAATCCGCCGGCCAAGAAGAACCTGCTCGCCGCGGGCCTGAAAACAGGCCTCAATGAAGCAGCGAGCCTCGAAGGGTCGGTGATCCAGCTCGGCGGCGACCTGGCGGGATCCAAGGCGGTCAGCGATTTCGGTGCGCGTGCCGCTGCAGCCAGCAGTGACGCGGCGCAGAAGTCTGGCCGGGCCGATCTCGAAGTGGCACCGTGGCACGACGGCGGCGCTCCTGTGCTGCCCTGGCTGGCGTACCAGACGCTGAAGCAGGTCCCGCAGCTCGCCACATACATCGCAGCCGGTGCGGCGCTTCCTGAGGCGGCTGTGCCGACGGCTCTGACGCGTCTCGGCGCTGTGGCACCTCGCGTGCTCGGCGGCGGTGGATTGGAAGCTGGCGCGAGCTTCGCTGCGCGCAAGGCCGCACTCGAGGCTGGTACGGATTTCGGCAAGAGCGTCGTCGGCGCCGAGCTGGCGGGCATCCCGATGGCCGCGGGCTCGATGTACCAGGAGGCGACGTCGAAGCCCGGTGGTGCGGCTCCCGGCGATGCCGTGAAGGCGCTCGTGGCGTCACCGTTCTACGCGGCGCTTGATGCACTGGAGCCTGCGCAGCTCAAGGGCCTCGCCGCGCGCGGCCTCGAAGGCAACATCCTGAAGCGTGTTGTGACTGCTGGCCTCGTCGGTTCGGCGATGGAGGTGCCGCAAGAGGGCATCCAGACCGCGATGGAGCAGTCGTTCCGGACCGATCTCACGGCGAAGCAGAAGCTCACGAATATCGTCGACGCGGCGGTGACCGGCGGCGCGGTGGGCGGTGCACTGGGCGGTATCGGCGGCGTCCGCGCGCTGAAGTCGGCTCCGGCCGGCCAGGTGTCGAACGAAAACCTCTCCAGCGTCGTCGATCAGGTGCTGCAGCTCGGACCTCCGACTGCGGCGACCGACAGCGCAGGTCGCACTGTGGTGGGCTCGAACGCGATCGACACTCTCACGGCGACGCCGCGCGAGGGCATGCCGAGCGATCAGCAGTTCAATTCCTACTTCCAGCCGGGCGGTCCGGCGATGATCGAGAGTCAGACGATCATCCAGCCCAAGGAAGGTTCGCTGCGGTGGTCCAAGCCGCTCGACACCGCAGAGCAGCGGCCCCTCGCGGGTGTGTCCGACGCCGAGCTGCAGTCGGCTGCACAGATCGCAGGCAATTATCTCAGCTCGCGCGAAGGGCAGGATCTCTCTGAAAGGGATCAGAAAATCCTCGATCATTACCAAATGGTCGCGGCTGAGCTGGAGCATCGCGGCACGGCAGTTAATAATACTGCAACTAACGACAACGTACCTTCCGAAGTCGCCGGGGCGGTCGATAGCGGATCGGACGTTTCTGGGGGGGCGGCGGCCACATCTTCTCGCAGTCCTGCTCCGGCAACCTTCAACCTCGACGAGCTCACCAAGGGCGTAAGCACGCGCAAAGCGTACGCTGGCGCCACCAGCATCGAGGACGTCAAAGCAACGCTGATTTCGCGGCTCGAAAAGGGCAGCACGGCGAAGGGCGACGCAGTTCTAGCAGAGCGATTGGGGGTCGATCTCAATGAACCATCGAAGGTGGCGACCGCGCAGACGGGAACACAGGAGCAGACCAACGCTGCAGCCACCTTAGCTACGAACGATCAAACCACGACTGAGCCGGCGGCACCGGCCAACAAGGGAGGGGGTGATCAGTCCGTCGATACCGGGTTCCAGCAGGAGTGGCAGGGGCTTCTCGGCAAGCGCCGGGGCACCGCCATTCAGGAGCTCAAGGACAACCTGGCGCCGAATCGCGAGGCGGCCATGCGCCAGGTCTACGACGCTCTTGGCGCATCCAGCGACGAGGACGTGCGGACCGATGGCTACAAGGGCCTCGTCGAGCTGTCGAAGCAGCTCGGCATGCACGACGAACAGGGCCAGCTTACTGACAAGGGCGTGGAGGTTGCGCGCTCGGCGCTGCCGCTAGAGGCGACTGTCGCTGCTGCGAAGGACGCGGGTTACGCTGGCACCGAGGCATCTGCTTTCGACCGCGGCGCGCGCGGCGAGAAGGGCGTGACACTCGGCAGTATCGCCGAGCTGAAGGCTTACAACGACGGCCGCGATTGGGCGGTCAATCGCGACGCGAAGAACGCGCCGATCCCGAACACCGCGACGGACGATCAAACCGCCGCGATCGTCGAGGATAGCACGGCGAAGCAGGACAGCCTTGGCAAGACGACGCGTCAGGCCGTCACGTCGACTGGCATCCCCGAGAAGCAGCGCAACATGCAGTTTCTCAATCAGGCGGTCGATCAGATCTACGGCGCCACGTTGAAGCCGAGCCAGCAGGCTCAGCTGAAGCAGATGGTCAAGAAGGGCGCGACTGCCACCGAGCTCGACGAAGCCGCGAAGAAAATGAACGGCGGGCAGACGGTGCTCGCCAACCCGGCGCCGGAAGCCAAGTCCTTCGGGGGCGAGGTCATTGAGCGCGGGCCGCTGATCCGCGCCCGTGAGCAGGCGCGCGCGGCCATTCAGGCTCAGCAGGAGGCGCTGCTGCAGCGCAGCCGCACCGGTCAGACGAAGGCCGAGGCGGCGCGGCTCATCAACCAGCACACTCAGGAGCAGGAGCGCTACAAGGGCCAGCTCCGTGAGGCGCTGAATGAGGCGGTCCAGAACGGCGACATCACGCGCAAGGAGCTGATCACTCATGTCGCCAACCTGATCCGCGGCAATTACAAGGCGATCGAGGATCGTCTCAGCAACGCGCAGCGCGTCGATCGGCGGGAGTTCCTGGCCGGTGTCGCGGCGGTCGCGGCGGCCGGTGTTGCTCCGAAAGTCAACGCGCAGACGCTCACGACGACGAAGGCCAACCCGCTGCTGCGCACCCAGCTGCAGGCGGGCAACATCACCGGCGCGCTCACGGCGATCAAGAATTCGAGCAGCAACCCGACCTATCGGCTGATCGCGGCCAAGCTGCTGCGCGGCAACTGGGATCACGTGCAGCTCAACCTCGTGCCGGCGAATGGCGATTGGCGCGGCCTCACGACGTTGCAGGATAGCGGCGACAGCACCGTGGAGCTTGCTGCCGACGGCATGAATGAGCAGACCGTGCTGCACGAGCTGCTCCACGCTTATGTCCAGCAGGTCTGGGGCGGCGTCGGCCTTTACACTGCGCACAACAAGGAGCTGCTGAAGGACGCGCGCGATCGCGGCGACAAGGAGCTGCACAACTTCCTCGAGCTCTGGGATCACATGGCTGATGTCCTGAAGCGCAAGTACCCGGCGATCGCCGAGGGCGAGGGCGGCGCGACGGTGTGGCAGCAGCAGGTCTGGGCCGATCCGGATGAGATGCTCTCGTGGGTCATGACGAACCCCGAGGCGCAGGCGTGGATGCGTAATGTTGACATAGATGGCAACACGATCACCGATCAGCCGTCGATGTTCTCGCGCATCATCAAGTTCATCGCGAACATGCTGGGCCTGCCCTACAACGACAAGACGACCAGCGCGCTCGATACGATCATGAGCGCCGGTTACTCGGTGCTCGATAAGGGCGTCGGTCAGGATCGCAGCTTCAGCTCGAAGCTCGCGGCGGGCATCGCGAAGCAGCGTGACGATCACATGGCCGGCATGCAGCAGGCCGAGCACACCATGATCCTCAGCCACGGCAACGACGTGCTGAAGGACTCACCGATCGGACCGGCGCTCTCAGGCGTCCAGAACGCTCAGTATAGCCAAGTCGTCCAGGGCGCAGTGAAGGCCAGCGAGCAGCTGATCGACAAGGACGTGGCCAAGGGCACGATCCGCAAGACGACGCTCGGCTGGATGAGCCTTCACGGTGCGAACGAGTTCTTCGGCAAGTGGTTCAACCGCACCGACGAAAGCGGCAACGTCGTCGCCAACGGGGCTGAGGGCTACGAGAAAGCGCTCAACGAAAAGAACGCGATCGTCGCGCGCATGGCGCAGATGCTCACCGACGTGCGTGACGCCTATGGCGCGCTGCAGTCGACGAACAAGGATTCGGCGCAGAAGATCGTCCGGCTGATGCAGGCCAGCGAGTTCGGCATCAACCCGACGAAGCCGTGGAAGGAGCAGAGCGAGAAGCTTCGCAACAGCACGAACGCGAAGAACCTGCAGCGTCTCTCGGATGAGGCGCACAACCTCTACCGGTCGCTGCTGGGCCGTGGGCATGCCGGGATCTATCAGGATCTCCGCAACGTGAACGACACGCTGATGCTGTCGACGCTGGCCGTGTCGCTTCATCAGCACGTCGACACCGACGGCTACGCGCGCGGCCTGATCCCGGCGTTCGCCGAGAACCCGATGGACACCTTCATGCGTGAGCAGGCGCAGCGTGACTTCACGCCGGCCGATGCGCGCAAGTGGTGGTCCGACCGGCTGCAGGCTCAGGTCGAGGCGACGTTCAAGTTTCTCGACGGGCAGCGCACCATCCGCGATCATCCGACCACGGACTCGAAGGGCAAGGAAGCGCTGGCTGCGCACATCGACGAGCTGGGCAAGCGGGCGTTCGACATCCAGCAGACGATGCGCCAGCTCGAGGAGGCTCCGTACTTCCACCTCGGGCGCTACGGCAATTTCTTCGTGGGTTGGCGCGTTCGCGACAGCGAGGCGATGGCCAAGGTCGCCGATCGCCTGGCTGATGCTGGGTTCAACGGCGTGATCAACGACGGCACCGACAAGCTCCGCGTCTACATGCGTGTCGAGAACCGCGTCGCGCAGAAGAACCTCGACGCCGCGGTGCGCAAGATGATCGACGAAGGCCTCGTGGAGCCCGAGACGCTGCGCACCGGCCAGCGGACCAAGGAGAACTTCGCAGGCAACTTCCAGCCGCAGTGGGCCAACCAGATGATCGCCAGCATCGAGGAGAGCGATCTCCCCGACGAGCTGCGCGAGCAGGCGGTCAACTCGCTACGCGGACACGCGGTCGATCTCATGCCTGAGACGTCTCTGGCGCGCGTCATGACGCACCGCGAGGGCATCCCTGGCTATTCACCGGACATGATGCGCAGCTTCGACTGGCGTGCTCAGGTCGGCATCAATGCGTTGGCTGGCATGGTCACCGCGCCGAAGATCACCCAGTCGTTCGTCGATATGAGGGGGTCGTTGGACGATGCGGAAAAGGCAGATGTGTCGGCGGCTCCTCTTGAGCAGCGCCGTGGCATGCGCGACATCATCGACGAGTATTCCCGCAGGGAGCGCGAGCGCGCGCAGTGGCCTGAGAGTCATTTGCTCGACCAAGCTAAGGGTATTTCGACCGCGTGGTTTCTCGGCGGTTCGCTGTCGTATGGCTTCGTCAACCTCACCCAGTTGGGGGCGACCCTTTGGCCCGAACTAGGGGCGAAGCACGGCTTCGTTGAGGCGGCGAAGGCGATCGGCCGCGCGACACCACTGGCCTTCAAGATCATGCAGGAGGTGTTCAAGCACGGGAAGGCCGTGAGCCTCGACCGGGCGATGGACGCTGTCGTGACGCAGGACGTGCTGCGCAAGGTTGTCGGCAAGGACATGGCCGAGTACCTGATGCGCGTCGTCAACACGGGCAACCTAGACATCGGCGGCCCGTCTCGCGAGCTCGTGCGGTCGGCTGAGGGACGCGGCGACGACAAGATCGACCGCGTCCTTCGTTACGCTTCGTCGGTCGGCTATTACACCGAGACGATGAGCCGCCTGATCTCGGCGATCGCGACCAAGCATCTGAACCCTGATCTCGGCGTCGAGAAGGCTGCCGATCAGGCCGCCTACGTGCTCAACGAGACGATGTGGAATTACGCTCGGACCAATCAGGGTCGCGAGTTCGGCAAGATGGGCATCCTCGGGCGATTCACACCGCTGGCGACGCAGTTCATGCAGTTTCAGGCGCAGCTCACTGAGAAGCTGTTCCGCGAGACGTACACCGCGATCAAGGGTGAGACGGCCGCAGAGCAGCGCGAGGCGCGGCGCTACCTCGCCGGCCACCTGGCGGCCATGACGGTGCTCTCCGGCACGCTCGGCCTGCCCATGACTACTGTGCTCGCCACGGCGATCGACCGGCTCAAGGATCTGTTCGACGACGATGATGAGCCGTCGAACGTCCGCGCCGCCTATCGCAACTGGCTGTCTGACACGCTTGGCAAGGACGCCGGCGAGATCATCGCGCATGGTGGCTTCCGCGCGCTCGGCTTCGACATCTCACAACGTATTGGTGAGCAGGACATCTTGCCGATGTCGAAGTTCCTCGCCGACCGGCGCAACTTCAAGGACAAGGCCAAGGATCTCGCGTTCCAGACGTGGGGCGCTCCCACCAGCGCGGTCGCAGGCGTCCTGCAGGGCGGCGAGCAGATGGCCAACGGCGACATCATGGGCGGCATGACGAAGATGCTGCCGAACGCGCTCGCGGCCCCTGTGAAGGGCTACAAGCTGGTCGAGGACGGCTACGTGGATGCGGCCGGCAAGAAGCTGCCGATGCAGCCTGGAGCCCGTGACATTCTCGTGCAGCTGCTCGGGTTCAACCCATCGCTCAAGGCCGAGTATAGCGAAGCACGCGGCGACACCGAGCAGCGCAAGGGCATCCTCGTGCGGCAGGCGACGGCGCTGCGCGATCAGATCGCCAACGCGGTGACGTCCGGCGACGAAGATTCAGCTCGCAAGCTGGTGCAGCAGGCTCAGCAGTTCGATGCTGCCAATCCGGCCTTCGCCGTGCTACCGCGAGTGGGCGATGCGATCCGGCGTCGGGCGAAGGTTTCAGCCACCGCCCAGGCGCTCGACGCGCCGCTGGGGGTCAATCCGAAGGACATTCAGGGGCAGCAGCTCACC